AAATATCCTGTAGCTTCTGCATCAGATTGACTTGCAAATATTCTTAAATTATCTCCACGAACTGTATCGTATAAATCGTGATGATAACCAGCAGCTTGCCTGTTTTTTGCCCAAACCCAATCAGGATCAAAGTCTAATCCTGTAATATTTTGACTACCGTTATTTCCTGTATAAAGTAAAGTATCAAAATGCTGAGTAGGTAATGGTATTGTTGGATCGGGGAGACTGTTACTATTTAATAAATCTTCAAAACCAGAAGGTTGGTGTGCAAATCCTTGTTGACCAAAATTAATTTTAGTTTCTGCAAAAATAGGCCCACCAGCATCTACACTTACAATAAATTGATAATCTTGGCTTGTTGAAATGCCTGTTATTATTGCACCAGTTCCGTTGGCTGGATCACCAGAATTGTAATATGAGTTTCCTTTGTGAACATAGATTTTTCCATTTACCAAATCTATTGCCATACCAATTACTTGTCCATTAGAAGGTCTGCTTCCAATGGTTGAACTTGAACCTGAGTTGAGGATCTGTGGAGTTCCAGCACCACCTCGCCAATCAAAACCAAAAGAGCCTGACCCACCAGGTTTAACAGCAACACCGTCACTTTTACTTAAAGTTGCTATCGCCCATTTACACTGTGATCCACTACCTTGTTCAAAATATGCACCTTCTATATAGTATTTCTTACCACCTTCAAGTCTGAATGTTGCGAATCCTGCTTTGTCAGCAGTATTTGGGTTATCAGCAAATAAGTTTCCGTCTCCAAACGGAATACTACCACCTTCTGACCAATAACCAGTAAGAGGATTCATAACGCACCAATTATTAGTCGGAGTATCAAGTACAGAATCATTATCAACAGAATTAGCAGTAACATTAAAATTAGCAGGGGTAAAATTATGACCATTACCACTGTAATCTTTGCCCAAAGTGGTTGCACTTGTGCCTGAGTTATCAGAAAAGTTTAAATAAAAACCATTAGTGCCATAACTTCCTGTGTACTTTATAGGGTTGTATTGACCTGTTAGTGAATTTGTTTCTGCAAATGATGAAGGTGTTAATTGTTGTCCATCAATAAAATTAAATTCTGCAATATAACCATCAAAATGATTACCCGTTGACATACGACCAACATAATGAGTAGTTGTAGAATTCACTATTAAATCTGTATTTTGAGCCATAATATTATTAAAAGCATAATCTGTTATTCTCTCTCCGTTTATATAAGCAATAATTCGATCTTCTGCGGTAGATTGTGTTGTGTCGATACCAACCATAACGTGATACCAAGCAGCAGGATCTCTAAAAAAACGAGAACTATTTTTCTCAAGATGCTGTGATCCACCATCTATTTCTGTAACTGAAAATTGCTCACTTGGAAAATATATGGCGAAGAGATTACTTCCACTCGGACCAACAGAAAAAATAGTGTGTCCAGAATCAAATTTTGTTCTTTTTACCCAAGCACTTACTGTAAAAGTTCTTTGATTTCCAGTGCTACTTGGAGTTCTTGATAAGCCTGGAGAATCATCATCATTAAACCTTAGACTTCTTTCTACTTCATAATCATCTGCTGCTCCAGATGCTCCTGCTCGAATCGTGTCAAATAAAGCCATTTATTTCACATCTAAAGAAACTGCACAATGAATCACGTTTGAAGATTTTATAACATAATCTATTCTATCCACTGCACTAGCTGCTGTCGACAAGGTAGGTGCTGTACCACCAACAAACTTGAATGCTGAGTTGAAAGATGCTGTGCGTGAGCCTGTACCATCTTGAGTTATAAATATCGAACCAGATTGCCCAACTGCTTGATTACTTGGAGCAGCAAATGTTCTGTTACCTCCAAGAGTTACTGAATGATGAGAAGCTGTAGCCATGTCTATTGTTATTGTTGACCCATCAGAAAGGGCTGTAATATTAGCTGCTGCTCCTCCTGTAAGACTTACTCCCCCCGAAGCAGTTTCTATCTTTTTTACATTATCGTGATATAACTCTACTGCTCCGTTTTTATGAAATATTGCCATATTTTCGTCAGCAGTATGACCTGTAATGTTAACATCATCATTACTTTGAATATAGACTTGACCTGAAGTTCCAGTAATTCTTAGATATCCTGTCGTATTTTCTATAAATGAGTTCGTACCATTGTGATAAAGCTGTAAATCATCACCTGCTCCCAGTTTTATTTTTTCATTATCTTCCATGTCAATAGTGGAAGGTGCAATAGTTGTATCTGCAACTGTAGTTATATAGCCAGCACCATTTGTAATATTTGAGTTGTTTAAGGATATATTTGATGTGCCGTCAAAACTAACTCCAGCGATTGTTCTCGCAGTTGCTAAAGCTGTTGCAGTGGCAGCGTTTCCAGAGGTATCTTGGTTTCCAGAAGTATTAACACCAGGTAAATTTATATTCCCCGTTCCATCAAACGATACTCCACCAATATTTCGTGCAGTTTCAAGGGCTGTAGCTGTCGCAGCATTTCCTGTAGTGTCCTGATTCAACGTGCCAACAACAAAATCTATAGTGCCATCACCATCTTGGTACGTTACCGTTATGCCTGTTTCGGTATTACCAGTAAGCATACCTCCAACAATATCTTGTACTTGCTCGTTGGTTAAAGTTGCAGTTATGTAGCCAGCTCCATTAGTAATAGCATTATTGTTAAGAGATATATTGGCAGAACCGTCAAAACTAACTCCTGCAATAGTTCTTGCTGTTTCAAGTTTTGTTGCAGTCGCAGCATTACCAGTAACTCCAATCTCAGCTACAGAATTATCATCTTTTTTAGTAAATAATTTACCAGTATCAGTTCTTACAGCTAATTCACCTGTAACAAGATCACTAGCACCTGGATCGCTACCGCTTGCTCGTTTTAATCTAATTGTGTTTGCCATTGGTTAGCTCTCCTGATGTTTAGTTTCTAGTATGTTCCTCCATCTATGTTGAAACTAGAGGCACTTTCATCTTCTAAAAATGTAACAAGGTCAGACAAAGCAACCTGTTTCATCGTTCCAGCATCATTACAAATAAATCTATCTGCTGCTGCCAATGTAGTGGAAGTAGCTGATGTTCCACCGTCAATTAAGTTTATTTCAGCAGTTGTAGCTGTAACTCCATCCATAATGTTTAACTCAGAAGTAGTTGCAGTTACCCCATCCATAATATTTAATTCAGAAGTTGAGGCTGTAACTCCATCAAGAATATTTAGTTCAGAAGTTGTTACAGTTGCTCCATCAAGAATACCTATTTCTGTTGAAGTTAGAGCAGCTAAAGCAGCAGATCCACCTGATTGACAGGAAGATAAGTTTGTTAAGTCTGTTGCTGATGCCTGTGCTCCAAGACTTGCTCTAGCAGTTGCACCTGATTCAAGAACAAAGTTAGAACCATCTCCAACAATAAAATTGCTATCTGTTGGAGTCAAACCAGCTATATCACTAAGCTGTGCGTCAAATGCCTGTACATCTGATCCAATAGCAACACCTAAAGCTGTTCTGGCTGCACTTGCACTTGTAGCACCTGTTCCACCGTCAGAAATTGCTAAAGTGCCTGTTATAGAACTAGCAGCAAGATCAACAGCAATTTCAGCAGATTCAATAACAAGTCCACCATTTGATTTAAGATCAGCAGATAATGTATTACCAGATTTCTCTAAACCATTTCCTGCTGTAATTTGACCAGCACCAGAAAACTGTGAAAATACTAAATTATTAGTTCCTACAACAGCAGATCCTTTGTTGCTCGTACAAACAAAACCATTTTCAGCATTTACTGTTCCCTGCTCTACAAAAACAAATGCTCCAGCAGCATCAGCACCAGCAGCTAAATCATCAACTCTAGTTGGTGCACCAGAAGCATTGACTTTATAAATACCATTTTCTGTCTGAGTACTTTGATCTTTGATAAGTATTCTGTCATTAGTCGCTAATGTAATACCATCAATAGTTTGACCATTGGCAAAGGCAGAAGCTAACGTGCCATTCGCTGTTGTGGTTGCTTTTACAGAATCTTTGACATCTAATCCTTGAGAAACACCGTCTACATAAGACTTACTTGCAGCATCAGTCGAAGCAGTAGGTGTAGCTAAGTTTGTTATTTTTTGACTATTTAAAGATACAGCAGCAGAAGGGGCTGTCATCTGATCTAGTCTAGAAGTTCTTACTTGTGTATCGAAATCAGACACCTTCGCTGAAGTTAGCGTTGGTACGTCTGCGACTACAAGTGACCTAAATGTAGGTGCAGCATCACTACCTGTTGTTGGTCCTGATAGTACTAAATTAGCTCCTCTTACTGTTGCTTTATCAAAAAATGCTCCCTTACCACCAATAGCTTCAATACTTGTAGCAGATCCTCCTGCTCCTCCAGTTCCTTTACCGATAACTAATACTTCATCACCCTCTCTAAAAGCTACTTCAGCATTTTCAAGGGAGGTTGGGTTACTCGATCCAGTAGACCTTTTTATTCTAATTGTATTAGCCATCAGAAATTTCCTCCATCAACAAGTGTTAGTTTGGTAGTTGTGTTATCTGCTTTTATGGTATCAGAAGCAGCGTGATAGTACAGAACTGCGTCATCAACTTTGCCAGATATGTCAAAGTTAACACCAGAAATAGCAGGACCTTGCGGACCTTGAGTTGTAATTTCAACTGTAGTTACATCAGAAACCTGACTTACAGTTACAGAATTAGGGTTGCTCATGCTGTGTAACCTTCACTTACAAATAGTTTACCCTCTAAATAATAGTTTTTGCTACCACTCGGTTCTGTTAACAATACGTCATAAAACAAAATACTTGGAGTAAAGTTTGCTGTATCGGTATCAGCTAAATTCATATCAATAATTCCATTAGATCTATCTGTATAAGTTATAGCCCAATCTGCATATTTTGTAGAACGTGATTCATCATAAACCTGTGCAGCTACAGTATATCCAGTAAGATCTATAGCCGATCCAGTAGAATCCTTAAATGTTAGTTTTATAGGAAAGTCTGCTCTCCTATCTACAGTAAAATTCTTTTTTCCAGGAATGATTGCCATTTATTTAATGTCTAAAGACACTGCACATTGAATAACATTGCTTGATTTTATTATATAGTCAATTCTATCAATCGCACTAGCAGCAGTGGATAAAGTTGGTGCAACACCTCCTGCAAATTTGAAAGCACTATTAAAACTTGCTGTTCTAGATCCTGTTCCGTCTTGTGTAATAAATATAGATCCACTCTGTCCAACTACTTGATTGCTAGGTGCAGCAAAGGTTCTATTGCCACCCAAAGTAACAGAATGATGACAGGCAGTACCCATATCAATAGTAATTGTCGCACCATCAGATAATGCAGTGATATTTGAAGCTGCTCCTCCTGTTAAAGAAACACCTCCTGACACGATTTCAAATTTCGTAGATCCTGCTCGTTGTAATTGTAAAGAACCTGCTCCATTTTCATTTATTATCGAATTAGAACCATCATGCGTGATAGTAAGATCGGTAGAAGCACCAAATACTAATTTGGCATTGTCGGCAAACTCAAGAGCATCATCAGATTTATCCCATAAAACACTATAGTTATCTCCTTGAAAAGCAACATCAACTGTTGTCAATGTGCCTGTCATTGTTCCACCAGCTACAGGAAGTAACCCTAAATTTGCCGAATTTATACTCCCAACTTCAGTAAAACCATTACTAGAATTTCTTATTTTTAAAATATTTGTATCACTTCTAAGAAACCACATTCCTGCAACACATTGAGAGTCAGCTAAATCTGATCCATTAGAATTGTTAGATTGTATTGCAGCAAAAACATTATTCAAGTCAATTCTTACGTTTTGACCTGAGTTATCTTCGATATTGTAATTTGTTACGGCAGACATAGTTAATAACTATTTTTCTCCATGTTAACCTCCTTTGCCAAAACCAACAGCACTGTAGGTAAAATTCCTATCAATACTAGCATTACTTGAGTTTTTAAAGTGAACTGTAAAGCCAGTTCCAGATATACTACTAAGTTCAAAATAATCTCCTGTTGCCATGTTTTGTGGAGAGATATTAACAGAAGGTAAGAAGTTATTTAAATTTCCAAGTGCAGACGTTCCAACAAAAAACGGTGCTGTAAATGTAACAGATTTCGCTCCTGCTCCAGATGCTATAACAGCAGATTGTTCGGTTCTCGATGGTAAAGTTGCGGTATATCCTAATTGCTGTAGATTTATATTCTGAGCAACGTCATCAGTTTGTAAAGTTGCTCTAAATTGAAATCCTCTGCCCTTAAATATTCCATTAGCCATAGTATTGAATGAGCCATAAGTAGGAGAACTACTTGGATTGTCAGTTGTTGTTCGTACAGATAAGACAGCATTAGCATCATTAGCTATTGATCCATCAAAATTTGTCCATGTATCAATATTTGCTGTTCTGTTGTCAAATTGATCTCCAACATAAAAACCAGCACCTTGAAAATGTCTTTTTACAGTAAGAGAAAATGTGCCACCTAAATCAAGAGTATCTACAAAATCATAAGTACCACTAGCGTTTGTACTAGGATCTGAAAGTTTTAATCCACCAAGAGAAGAATCAAATGTGACATTATTTTTCGTTCCGTTAAAAGGTGTACTATCTGTATCTTCTCTATCAATTTTTACAGTTATAGAATCTAATATTTCTGGTAATGTTATTGAAACAGAAGCCTCTGTTGCACTAAAACGTAATCCATCATCTTGAAACTTTACTAAATAAGTTCCTGCAAGTGCTGGACATATTGCCTCTGTAGAGTTTCCAGGTACAGCTTCAATAATATCTTGTGCAGCTTGGAAAGTAGCAGATCCTCCCGTTAAATTTGTATGCCGTATATAAACCCGACCTCCATGAAGAACATCCACATCAGTTGCTTGTGTAAATCTTAATCTTACAAATTGGTCGTTTATAGATTCAATAGTTAAATTAGAAACATTTTCTGGTAAAGCAGTTTTACCTTCAGCAATAAATGTTGTGCTTGTTGGACTTGTAGATAACGTAAGGGCAGCATTATATGAATAAACTTCAATACTGTAAGACCCTTTTTTACTATCTAAAATTTCAAAATCACTACTGAATACAACTTGTGAAATAAAGTTAGTATCTTCAAATTTATAATTAACTAAATATTGAGTAACTCCATCTACAGGTTGCCAATCTATAATTAATTTACTTCTAGCCATATTATTAAGAGTTACTATCTTTTCTTGAACAGTTAAGTTGCTTGGAGGAGATGCTGGTGCGTTTAATAAAGATATTGTTCGTGTAGGTAATGCAGTGCCACTTTCGATAAAATCATATTTGCCTTCAACATAAGACAAAGCCGTGATCACATAATTAACATCATCTTGTTCTTCAACTTGTATGACTCTAAATAATTGTGTTTGTAAATCTGTACTAGATATTAAATATGGTGCATTTACATTTGGTGCAGAACTAAAAGCAGATTGTGTAACAGTTTGTCCTTGGTCATTTAATTTGGTAACTTCATCAACCGTAAATACAGCACCAACAATATTAGAAACTGAACCTGTTTCAACTGTTCCATCAGATAAAATTACAGAAATAGTAACAGAATTATCTAAGTTAGATAAAGTAGTGTCTGCAACAGCGTCAATAGTTATAGTAGTTGTGGTTGCAGCTACTATTCGACCTCCTCTTCTACCTCCTGCTCTTACTGGATCATTTATTTCAATTACAGAACCAGGTCTGACAACAATTCCTGCATCTATTGAAGTTGAAAATGTAACTGTCTCACTTTCATTTTGCTCAGCAAAAAGGATTGCACGACCTAATCTTGCAGCTTGGTTACGAGAAGTACAAGCAAATGCTTTTACCTGTTTTACTATAGTTCCAAGTTTTGATATTGCTGTTGCATCTTCTACTACTTCAAAATCAACTTCTTTTGAATCTATGTTAAAATAACTGACGGAAATGACAGAGTGACGTTGTTTTAAACTACTGCCCTGATAAGTGAATCCTGCTTCTCCTACATTAGCTAAGTTAAATAAATAACTTGCTGAAGTCTTTTTATCTTGAGATATGGTTATAGAACCAGCAGACCATATTGGCATACATCGCATAACACCAGCTAGATCATTTATTGCTGCAAACGCTTCTTTAGGACTTTGAATATTTACATTACAACTAAATCTAGCTTCTTCTCCTCCAAATCCATCAGGAACTAACTCATTTGCGTGTTTACTAGCAGCTACAAAACTAAATAAATCTAAATTACTATCAGTAACATGATCTCCTAACCCATATCTAGTATTTGTAAGTAAGTCGAGTAGGCACATCGCAGGGCAGTTTGTATAAACAGCAGCACCCATAACACCATTAAATATATAGCCATCTGGGTACACTATCCTGCCCGTAGCATTGTCTACAGTTGGAGTGCCAGAACTAGATGCACCTGCACCTGGTATTCTTACTTTTACTCCTCTAATACGATATTTTCTTGTAGGAATACGATTGAACTGTTTACTATCTAAACGAAGAGCAACGTAAGCACTATTAGCATAAGTTGAACTGTTATCTATAACTTCTTGAAAACTGGTAAATTCAAAAGCATTTACTCTATTAGCCTCTGTGCTATCTGCCGTTACACGCACAACTCTTATATCTACAGTTGTAAAGCCACTTGTTAATTCAATTCTATGATCTCTAGCATAAGCATCGGCTGTTCTACCAGAAACTTGTGCTGTTCCTGCTGTTCCTCCAATTTTATCTACAAAACCACCAGAATCATGTTGAATTTGTATTTTATATTCAACAGTATCGCCTCGAATATCTCCATCATCTTCAGCTACCTGTATCTGAGGCCAAGTTAAAGTGACGATTACTGCGTCTACATCTGTATTCGTAATTTGTCTGGTAACAGGAGCAGAAGTAGTTACAGTAACAGAAACACCAGTAGGTGATCTGCTTTCAGCAGGAATACCACTCATCGCAGTTTGGTTTGACGTTCCAAACTTAGATTTAAAAGTTACATCTTGAAAATTAAAATCAGTATCAGCAGGGCTTGCACTTGTAGCATTAGCATCAAGTATTGGTGTGTCATCAAGAAAAACATCTTTTAAACTTGCATTGTCATATGCAGTTGTACCTTTTGTAAGACCTTCTTTTGATGCACTTGCAAAACCTTCTATCTCTCCTTCAGAAATTAAATCTTGAACCGTAGCAAAACTTCTACTATGTAAAGTATCAGGAGCACGATAGGGAGGTGGGGGTGGTTTTGGTGGACCTCCTGCTCCTCGAATAAGTTTAGTTTCGTCTGTCATGCCTCTACCTGATTAGTGTCAATCGCTGCACTTATTACAACACTTCCTGTAATTATTTCACCATAAACTATTGGAACGGGAGTACCAGCCCTTGATGTGTTTTGAACCCCACTAAAATTAAAAGATAATTGTGGATCTTCTTCTGAATTAAACTTTTGAGGTTCTGGTAATGGAAATAATAAATCAGAAACTCCTTGCAATACTAAAGAAGCACCAACATATACTAAACCTTTAGCTAATTTACCTGCTGATGCAAAACCAAACCCTGTTGATATACCTTCTTTTAAAACTAATCCATTAGGAACAAGAAAAGCAGCACCTATCAATGCAGCCCCTAATAATATTTTTCCAAACCCTCTACCAGCACCACTAATAGCTGGAATAAAATGTATATCTTCCTGTCCTACAGGATATGCTAATTCGTTTTCATCAATATCATAATTACCAACTTTTACTTGATAATATTTAGGACTCATAAAACGTTCTACTTCTGGAAAATTATGTATTAAAAAACTTACAGCCTGAGAAACACTATTTACTTTTATCTCGAACTCTTC